AATCAAAAAATCTGAAGAGTTCAAAGAATGGTTAGGAAAGCAGCCACCTAATATTTCAGATGGAATCGCTAAGAATAACACAGATGTATCATGGGCTGCTCGTGTCATAGATCTGTACAAGGCAGATTCTGGCCTAAACAAGAAGAGAGGCCGTCCTAAATCTCAGGCTTCGGCAGCAGAGGCAGTTACAAGAACAACAACAAGAACTATCTCTACCGACCCGAACTCTAACAAGAAGACATGGACAGCTTCTGAAATACGTGCGCTCAAACCAAGTGAATATGAAAAGTTTGAGGCAGACATAGATCTGGCTCGAATAGAAGGGCGCATCTCAAACGCTTAAAGACTAAGGAGGTCTTAAAATGGCTATTGCAACCGCAGCAGGTTATGCTAACCTACCAAGTGGCAATTTTCAAGCTGAGATCTATAGTCAAAAAGTTCTTAAATTTTTCCGAAGAGCATCGGTGGTTGAAGATATTACAAACACTGACTACGCAGGAGAAATTGAAAACTTCGGTGACACGGTTCGCATTATTAAAGAACCTGCTGTTACTGTGAGTTCGTATCAAAGAGGTTCTGTGGTAACTCCACAAGATCTCGCAGATGACGAAATTCAGTTGACTGTAGATAAGGCTAATGCCTTCGCTTTTAAAGTAGATGATATCGAAGAAAGACAATCTCATGTAAATTTTGAGTCTTTGTCTACCTCTTCGGGCGCATTTGCTCTGAAGCGAAATTTCGACAAAAACGTACTTCAGGAAATGATAGATTCTGCTGGTATCAAAGGTGCTTCTGGTTCTGTTGAAACAGATAGTAATCTTGGTACTGCAGGAACTCCTGTCACTGCAGATGGTTCAGACGCTGGTGATGAAATTGTAAACATGATGGCTCTTATTGCACGAAAGCTCGATGAGCAAGATGTGCCTGAAGAGGGTCGTTGGTTTGTAGCACCACCTCGTGTGTATCAGAATTTGTATACAGCAGGTTCTAAAATTATGGAAGTACAAGTAACTGGAGATGCTGTTTCTCCGTTACGTAACGGATTAGTCACTAACCAAAAGGTTATGGGCTTTTCCCTTTACAAGTCTAATGCTTTGAATCAATCGGCTGACATTACAGATGATGATTTAGTATCACTTTCAGGCGTAGCATCTGGTGAGAACGTAGTTCTTGCTGGTCATATGTCTGCAGTTGCTACTGCATCTTCGATTGCAAAGACTGAAGTAGTACGAGATCCTGACAGCTTTGCTGACATTATCCGTGGTCTTCATGTCTTTGGCCGAAAAGTCCTTCGTCCTGAAGGTCTGGTTTTAGGCATTATTGACTACTCATAGAGGAGGGCATAGTTCATGGCTACTTATAATAGAACAGCCACTGGTGGGGGAACCGTTGGACATCCGTCTAATGCTCCACAACCTTATGTGATTACTTCTCCTGTATGGGACACTGCTGATGGTGGTACAGGTGCAGACGTTATAGAATTAGTTGACGTTCCTGCAGATACCATGATTATTGCAGGTTGCTTGGAAGTCTTAGAGGCTAGAGGCAACGGTCAGATTACTATGGATATTGGTTTTACTGGCGGTGACGTAGACTGTTTTCTTGACGGTTCTGCTTGCGCTGCTGGTTTCAGCCCATTCCTAGAAGCTGCCGTAGGAGCCTCTGGTTCTAATGCTCGTATACTAACAAGTGCTGACACTATTGACGCTCTCATCCTTGATGGTGGCTCAACTGGTGAAAGTGCTCTACGATTTAGAATCCATGTTTGCATGGTGGACATTTCCAAAAACCCTGTAGAATCAGCTACAGTGTCTTCTGGTACGTAATCTTATCCAACAGTTTTGTGGGGTTCTGTAAAAATCCCACACCTTTCTTGCTTTGTTCACTTGTCCTGTTGAAAGGGGATCAATATGTTTATTAAGTTATTAAATGACGAAGACGTTCAATTTTGTTTAGATGGTATAAATAGAGATACTTTTAAAGACGGCAATAAATCACAGCCACTAGAAAAAGTAAAAAATAATAAAGAATCTTTAGGAGTACCAGAAGAGATACGTAAATTAATAATTAGCAAAATATACGATACTCATTACGTAGATAGTATCTACTGCCCTACAAGAGTTTCTGTTAATTATTACAATCAGTATAAAAAAGGACAATACTACAACCTTCATGTAGATAATTTTAAAGCTAGTCCTAAATCTAATAATGTGCATTTTGACTATGGCTTTTCAATAAATCTAAACGATCAGTATGAAGGGGGAGAGATATACTTCAATACTGAGATAGGAACTATAGGGCGAAAACTAGAAACTGGAGAAGCTGCTATATTTCCGATTATTTACACACATGGTGTAAAGGAAGTAACGGACGGTTTAAGAACAAATATACTTGGATGGTTTTCTTCAAATGTTTCTTACGAACAGTCTTTTATACTAAAGAATTTATACGAAATAAACCAGCATTTATCACAAGACATAAGTAATGGTGTATTCGTAAAGTCTGTACTGGTGCAAAATTATTTAAAGAAAGAATGGGGAAAGTAGATGAATTACGTAGAACTTATTAATGCCGTTCTTTACGATCTGAACGAAACTACTATTGCTGAAACGGCTGATGGTCTTGCAGCTACACGAGGTATACAGACTACTGTAAAAGAAGATATTAATAAGGCAATTCGTAATATAAATAATGAACACACTCAGTGGCCTTACAACTACGACAGAGTAAAGTACACGCTATTTGGTGGAAGAACAGAGTATAAGTTTCCAATAAAGGTAGCAGTTACTTCAGTATCAGGTGCTTTTGTAATCAACGAAAGAATAACAGGCGGTACTTCTTCTGCTATTGGAGTAATACGAAAAATAAAAGAAAGTTTTTTGACAATAGAAGTTGTTGATGGTACATTCCAATCTTCAGAGACTTTGACAGGTGCTACCTCTACAATTACAGCAACATCTGGAAGTATTCGAGAGACTACAGACGTAGACTTCGACAGTTTTTTTCTAGTTCCTCGTAACTTAATTACAAAAGGTGATTTTGATGAGTCTTTTACCCTTACTAATTTTTGGACAAGGCGTACATCTAATCCTGCAGGAACAGCTACTACTGGAACTCCTGCACTAAGCAATGCTTCCTCTGGAAACAATGCATATGCTGCTGGTGTTCTTAGACTTAACGATGGAACTTCCGATCAACTAATACCTACGGTTGAAGGTGAAAAATATAGACTTACAGTGCGGTTTGCTTCTGGAACTAATAGCGATTCTTCATCTACTCTACGTGTATTTGCAGGAACGTCTTCAGACAAGGACTCAGACCTATCAGAAGACTTTACAATAAGTGACGTAGGTAGAGGAGCTATCGAAACTACAACATTCACCGCTACTAGCCAACAAACTTATATTTCGCTGAGCAACGAAGCGTCTGCTAATCTAGATGTTGATTTTATACAGGTTTTTCAAGAAGACCTAACACCTAGAAAACTAGATTTTTTAACTTATGATGAGTACCACTCAGGAAAAATAACTTCAGCGTCTGAAAGAGAAAGATCACAACTAGCACTTGTAAATCCTGATTCTGGTTTTGGCACTCCAGAGAAAGTATTTAAGCCTAATCTTGCAGATGCTTTTGGTTTAAGTCCATCTCCTAGTAACGATGCTTTTGAGCTAGAGTTTGACTTTTGGACTACATCTGAAAATCTTACAGCGTTTGGAGACATACCTAATATACCTATCAGGTTCCATGACGTAATTGTTGCCAGAGTAAGATACTTTGTACATACACTACGAGGAAATATACAAGCTGCTCAGCTAGCACAAAGAGACTATGAAAATGGTGTTAGGCGTATGAGAATAGAGCTTATTAACCAGAAAAACTACATGAGAGCCGTTTAATGACTACACAAGCTTTTCCTGTAAACTGTGACGGTGGACTCGTTCTGGATAAGAGTGTGTTTGTTATGCAACCTGGAGAAGCCATAAGGCTTATAAATTTTGAGCCTGATATTGGTGGTGGATATGCTAAAATAAAAGGTTTTTCTAAGTTTTCAGATACGGAAGTAACTGGAACAGGAGGTATACTTGGTTTAGCTTTTTATGGAAATGAAAAAGTAATAGCCTGTCGTGGACCAAATGTTATGCATGGTACAGGAGGATCGTGGACTTCTTTAACTACAGGACGTACTTCTGCAGGACGGTACGATTTTACAAGCTATGATTGGGACGCTACAGAAAATCTTGCAATGGCAGATGGCGTAAACGATGCTGCTTTTTTTGATGGAAGTACTCTTACAGCTATTAACGCAGCAAACGGAGGCACTAAGCCAACTGCTCCAGATGTAGTACAAGAGTTTAAAGGCCATCTATTTTTTGGAGGTATGTCTAATTCTCCTCACACAGTTAAGTTTTCTGCTCCGTATGACGAAAATGATTTTTCTGCAGCTTCTGGTGCAGGAGAGATAGCTTTTGGTAGTGATGTAATTAGCTTAAAACCCTTTCGTGATAACCTGATTATATTCTGTAAAGAATCAATCTATAGACTTGCAGGTACAAGTGCAGCAGATTTTCAGATAGCACCAGTTACACGTAACATAGGCTGTTTGACTCACTACTCTGTACAGGAAATAGGCGGTGATCTTATATTTCTTGCTCCAGATGGTTTGCGTACTATTGCTGGTACTGAAAAAATTGGTGATACAGAACTTGGTACAATATCTAAGCAAATACAAACAAGATTAAATGGCTTGATACAAGATCAAATAACACAAGTATCTTCCCACGTAATTAGAGCAAAATCACAATATCGTATGTACTTTCCTAATACTGCTGAGAGTGAATCTGAAGCACAAGGAATAATAGCAGTCCTTAAAAGAAATCTTACCACTGGTCAAATCAATTGGGAATTTTCAGACGTAAAAGGCATTAAGCCTAAAATAGCCGAATCGGGTTATATATCAGATATAGAAAAAGTTATTCATGGAGACTACGATGGGGGTTACGTGTATGTACAAGAAAGCGGAAATGACTTTGATGGTACTACTATGAGTTGCCAGTATAGAACTGCAGATTTTAATATGGGAGATGTAGGTATACGTAAAAATATGCAAAGGGTTTTGCTTAACTATAATCCAAGCGGTACTGTTGCAGATGTAGATATGAATCTTGTATACGATTATGGAGATACAACAGTAAATAACCCTGCAGCATATGATTTTGTGGATAGTGAAGGCGCAGCTTTTTTTGGACAAGCCTCATCTAAATATGGAACAACAAGGTATTCTACAACAGACTATACCCCTCTATTTAGGCAATCTGTAGAGGGTTCAGGCTTTGCCGTAGCACTTAACTTTTTAGATACAAGTACAAATCCTACATACACACTTAAAGGATTTTCATTAGAATTTACACCAGGAGCTAGACAATAATGGGAACAGGATTCGCAAAAACAAGCCCTACCCCTTTTGCTACAGGTGAGGTAATAGAAGCAGCAGACTTTACTACTGAGTTTAATGCTATTGATGCTGCCTTTACTGCTAGCACAGGACATTCTCACGATGGCACTACAGGAGAGGGTGGTAACGTAACTAAGTTATTAGGTACAACACTTACAATAGGTGATGGAACGTCAGGTACAGATATTGCTGTTACCTTTGACGGTGAGTCAAACGATGGTCTTCTTACATGGATGGAAGATGAAGACATGTTTAAATTCAGCGATGAGGTAATGCTGATTGACGATGAAAAACTTATATTTGGTTCTGACTCCGATTGGACAATAGAGTACGATGAAAATGGTGATGATGATCTTGTACTAACAGGGTCTGATATGGCTATAGAAAGCTCAACATCTGCTAAGCCTGTACTAACAATAACCAATACCAATGCAGATTCAAGTGGTGCTAGTTTAATACTTAATAAAAATGGATCTAGCCCTGCTACAAGTGATGTTATAGGTAATATAGATTTCTTAAGTGAAGATGCAGGAAATGCAGCAACAACTTATGGACGAATACAGTCTACTATTGTTGATGTTACTGCTGGCGGTGAACAGGGAGGTATAGATTTTTATGTTGCAGAAAATGATGGAGCACTTACAAAAGGTATGGCTATCGCAGGGGCAGCGAGTGATGGTGACATTACTGTTGATATTAGCACTCACGATGGCAGTGCTGGTGGTCTTAAGTTAGGCGGTACGCTTGTAACAGCTTCAGCTTCAGAACTAAATGCCTTAGACGGTTTTACAGGAACAGTTAGTACTGTATCACTTAGCGGAAGTACAGACAACACAATAGCCACAGTTACAGGTGCAAATGCGTTAGCTGGCGAGGATCATCTAACCTTTGACGGTTCAGATTTAAAACTGCTAGAAGATGTAAATGATGGAAACCCATCCATATCTGTTGGTGGTGCAGACGCTGAAAAAGGAATGATACAGGCAGTTTTTGACTCCAGCGCACAAACCCTAAACTACTTAGAAATATCTACAGCTACAGCAGATAGTGGTGGAGATGCAGGTAAGATACGTTTTGATGTAGACGGTACAGATATCTTAGAGATAGACGATGGTGGAGTAACCTTTACAAATGCTAGTGCATGGGAAGTAGGTGTAGCTGCAACAACTAGTAGCACTGCAGGAAGAGGGTTGACAGTCGCTGCTGGTTCTTCTGCAACAGGATCAGCTAACATTAATGGTGGTGATCTTACACTGTCTTCAGGTGGTGGTGACGGAACAGGTACATCTAAGATAGACTTTAAGACAAAAGTTAGTGGTACAGATGGTGCTGCTTCTAAGATGCAACTGTCTGGTGCAGGTGTACTAACATTGAGTGCTGGTGGTATTGTTATACCTGACGATGGTAATATAGGTTCTGCAAGTGATGCAGATTCTTTAGCCATTGACTCTAGTGGTAATGTAACAGCGTCACAAAATCTTGTTGTGACAGGTAATCTTACAGTTAACGGCACAACAACAACAATAGACACTACCACTATGAACATTGTAGATCCTATAATACATTTACAAACTGCTTCAGATGGAGGTGCGTTAGGATCAGATACTAACAAAGACGTTGGTTTAGCAATGCAATATCATACAGGGTCTGCTGCAAAAACAGCGTTTCTTGGTATTGACGATGATGATTCCTATAAGTTAAAGTTTATTCCAGACGCAAGTTTATCCAGTGAAGTAGTTAGCGGTTCAGTAGGAACAATAAGTGCTAACTTTGAAGGCGGTACTGTAAGCGGTACTACTATAACTGCTTCAACCTCTCTACTTCCTGACGCTTCAGGCGGTGCTGATATTGGATCAGCTACAGCAGAGTGGGGTGATGTATATGTAGCAGATGATAAATACATACAGTTTGGTAACGATCAGAATGTTTTAATAGGCTATGATGAAACTACAACAGACACATTAAGAATTGCAGCTACTGAGGGTGCTGGTCTAGGCATTACCTTGATGGCTGACGAAGGTGATGATGCTGGAGATGAGTGGAAACTAAACATTGCTGATGGTGGCACTTTAACATTAGCTAACGATATTGCAAGTGGTGGAACACATGTAACTCATCTTACTATTACTCCTAACTCTACAGTTGCTAGCTCTACTATGGCGTTTGCTGGATCTATTACTGCTGCAGGAAACACATTAGCTGCTGTAGGTAAACAGACAATATGGGTTCCTGCTGCTGCTATGCGACCTACATCAAGTAATGGGTGTGCCACTATTACAGATGTAGAATCTACTTCTGGACGACCAGACATGCAAGTTTTAGACTTTGACGCTACTGCAGACGAACACGCACAATTTCAAGTTTCTTTCCCTAAATCATGGAATGAAGGGACTGTAACTTTTCAAGCCTACTGGACAACAACAGCTACGGATACAGACGGTGTTTCGTGGGGGTTACAAGGAGTAGCTGTAAGTGACAACGATACAATAGACGTAGCATATGGTACTGCAATAGTTGTAGATGACGATGCATTAGGTGCTGCAGAAGATTTGTGTGTTACTGCAGAAAGCGGTGCAGTTACAATAGCAGGAACTCCTGCTGTAGGTGACTTATGTTTTTTTAGAATATTTAGAGATGTAAGTGATGCAAATGATGATATGGCAGAAGATGCCAGACTCATAGGGGTTAAACTATTCTTTACAACAGATGGAATCAATGACGCTTAAACATAATAAAAACTCACTACTCGTCCCTCAAGAACAAAACAGACTGTGTGATTACTTCTACGGTAGTTACATAGGTTTTGGTGCAGGGGGTGGTGTAGTTCCTGATATTACAGTAGGAAATTCCGTTATCTTTAATGATGATGACTCAGCCACTTTATCTCGTACTCCAAGTAGTGCTGGAAATCGGAGGTCAATGACTTTTTCCTTTTGGTTAAAGAGAGGAAATATTACCGAACAGATGGTTATTAACAATGGTGGTGATGATTATTTTCAATTTAGGCCTGACGATGTTTTTAATTATCAAGGTGCATCTGGGGATTATAGAACAACCCGAAAATTTCGAGATACCAGTGCATGGTATCATTTTGTAATATCTTTCGACACAGCCAATGCTACTAGCACCGAAAGAATGAAGCTGTACGTGAATGGACGGCAGGAAACTGAATTTGGCACTTACACGGCAATTACTCAAGATGAAGATCTAGATTTCACTGACGGTGTTGCACAGCAATGGGGTAATTACCAAAGCTCGTCTGGTATTTATTGGGACGGGTATCTAGCTGAAGTCTGCTTGGCTGATGGCTCTGTTTTAGGCCCAGATTCATTTGGAAAATTTAATGCTAACGGTGTATGGGTTCCGAAGACACCTGCTGTAACGTATGGAACAACTGGTTACAAACTTGATTTTGCAGATTCATCCGCACTAGGAAATGATGTAAGTGGTAATAACAATGATTGGACTGCCAACAATTTAGCTTCTACAGACCAAACCACCGATACACCTACTCTTGCTTGGCCTGTTATAGCAGATAACATGGGGCGGTATTCAACCAACGCCACTGGCACGAGAGTTAATTCGCAGGGTAACTTAACGTCTGCACTGTCTGGCGGTGCGTTTAATTTTCACGACATCAGCGGTATACCTCTCACAAGCGGTAAATGGTATGCAATAATTCAGCCTAACGCAATTTATAACCAGAATGGTGAGTTAGGAATAATGCCTCGAAAAGCAAGAGAGAATACCGTTGATTATTACTATTCAGAAAATGATGGCATCACAATGGGGATGGAGCTAACGACCAAAATGAATTTGGTTGGTAGTGGGATTACAAATGTTTTCGTCAACTGGCCTGTAACTACTGCCACTGGTGACAGGTTAGCTATGGCTCTTGACTTTGATGCTAATAAACTTTGGGCTGGATATTATGATACGAGTGCAGACGACTTGTATTGGTACAATGCCTCTTCTACTTCTTGGGTAACGACTGATTTGCCAGCGACAGGATCAGGGGAGACTCTGGCCCTTCCCACTGGTACAGACATTGACGGCTGGATGTTCCATCTAAGATATTATGCTGGTAGAGGGTCGGACTTAGATTTCGGCTCACGAACTGGCGGTATACTTTCAACTATTACAGCCCCCTCTGGATTTAAACATATTAATTCCGACAACATAACAGCACCCACTATTCCAGATCCTACGAGTGCTTTTCAAGCAATTACCTACATTGGAACTGGAGCTAGTAACCAAATTATTCAAGGCGGTAACTCCTACGGCCATCGTCTAGGTTCGGGAGATAGAAGCAGATTAATTATTGCTACAGGCAATGGGGGTAGTTACAGCCCATCAGCAGGAAGCGTTTTAATTAATGGAAATTTCACTGATGGACCTGGAATTACAAGTTATGCCGATGATATGAACTTTAAGTTTCAATTTCCAGAGGCGGTCAATATTACGGAAGCTATGATCCATTTTCAGTCGGCTGGAGGAAATCTTGGTACTTGGAAATGGCAAGGAAGCAATAACGATTCGGATTGGACAGATGTGTCTTCCAATGAAGATTTAACTAGCTGTGCATTAGTTAATGTAATTACTTTAGACTCGATTGGTGCTTCAGCTACTTATACATATTATAGGTTCATTAAAGTTTCTGGTGGTGTTAATTCAAATCAATGGGAAGAGTTCAGTTTTAAAGTTAAACCCACCTCCAATGATAGAGCCGTTTCAACTTTTAAACCTGACCTTGTGCTTATAAAAAACAGGGATCAAGCCGATCATTGGAAAGCATTTGATACAGTGCAAACAGCAGAAAGTTTCTGGCTTCCCTCTGACGATGCAAATATTTCATCCGATGCAAACTCATTGACCTCATTCAACACAAATGGCTTTACTCTTGGTACTGGTGCAGGTGGCTTTAACGATGCAGGAGAACGCTTTGTAGCCCACTGTTGGTCTGCTGGTGGGGGTGCAAGTCAAGATAACGAGAACGGCTCTATAAACACGACCAATCAGATTGTCTCAACTACTAACGGCTTTTCAATCTCAAAATTCACGGGAACTGGGGCTAACGCTACGGTGGGACATGGGCTGTCAGGCGCAGATTTTCTTATTCTCAAGCATACAGATGCTTCATCAACTTCGACACCAGTTTGGCACACAGGTTTAAGTAACGCGACCACAGGCTACGTTTATTTAGACAAAAACAATGCAGAGGCTACAGCATCCACTGCTTGGAACTCCACTGCACCCACGTCAACGCTTATTAGTCTAGGTTCGTCTAGTACTTTTAATACCTCTAGCCAAGTTTATTATCTGTATTGCTGGAAATCTATTGAAGGGTTTAGCGACTTCGGGAAATACAAGGGAGGTGGGGCCGTTGGAACCGTAGTTTACACCTCGTTTACTCCGGCAGTTGTCTGGATAAAAAATATTGGCTCTACAGGTGATTGGATTATTTATGATCGAACACGAAGTCCTGCTAATGAGGTGGACGATCAATTACTCTTTACTAGCGCATCTGAGACTTCTGGATCTGAAGAAATTGATATACTTTCGGAGGGCTTCCGTGCCAGAACCTCAGATAGTGCAATTAGTTCTAGTGGAGGTACTTATATATATTGTGCTTGGGCAGAGCATCCGACTTGGGCTGGACTAGACGGTGCTCCAGCAACAGCAGTATGACCATGACCTGTATTCATTGTGAACATCCCTGCCACTGTGAAAAGAAGTGTGAAAACTGCGTTTGCGAAGACTGTAACTGCAGAGATGAAGAGGAATAAATGTGGTTATTGCAGAAACACTTTTTGGACTGCAGCTAGTTCAACAAAGTTGCAAGGCCATAAAAATGGCTCTCAAAACTACAGATGACGTATCGCAGATAGCAGGACTAATTGATAACGTCTTTAGAGGGCAAGAGCAGCTACAGAAAAAGTCTCATCCTATTACAAGTAAGTGGGGCGGTTTGATAAAGGGAGTAACGTCCGATAGATTTCTTGAAATGGCTATCACAGAAACAATTCAAGAAAAAGAAGCTCAGAAAGCAATAGATCGAATTTCATATATGTTAAATAGAAAGTTTGGTCAAGATACTTGGACTTACATACTGATAGCCAGAGATGAAAAAAAGAAACGGTACGAAGAAGCAATAGAAGCAAAGAAGATAGTATCAAAGAAACGATGGGCCAAAATATCAGAAATTATATGTAGTATCATTGCTGTAGTTGTTATTATTGGTGGTCTATGGATTTTTATAATGTATGCAAAGAGGTAAATAAAAATACTAAATGGCTAAATGTAATAATTGTGGGTACGACTCTCACTGTGGTAATAAGCTAAATAAAGACTTATCCGTAGCAAGATCTTTTAGAACTCATGCTGCTTCTACAGGTAATCAAAAAGTAGAGGTATGTAAAAACTGCCGTTGTACTGATTGTGAGGAATAATGGAGCTTGGGCCAAAAGAATTAGTAACATTTGGAATAGTGTTAACAGGTATAGCTACTACATGGGGAGTACTAAAGGCTACAATAAAATCTATCACTGCAACATTAGATGCAATTAGTGAAGATCTAGCCAGCCTCAATCAAAGGCTAGATAAAGTAGAAGCTAAACAAGCTGTAGCAATAGCAGCAATCGACACAATGAGTAAAGATATCTTATCTCCACAGATACTAAAGCAGCAATCAGAACGAGATGGCAAAGTAGCTCAGAGATTAGATTCAATAGAAAGGGAGCTAGACAACATACATAGGATGCACAATGGATCACACCCTCCTACACAGAATAAAACAAAGGTTTCTTAAGTTTACATGCATTTTTCTCTTGACTTTGGGATTAGTTTGCTGTACAGTATCCGATGCAGTAGTGTACGAAAAAGTAGACGGAGAGGTAGTAGCTCTTTTTGAAGTTTGCGATAAGCTGGATACACAGCTAGAACTATACAAATCATATATAAATAATAAGCAAGAAGGAACTGCAGAATACTATGCAAGACTATTTGAAGAAAAATGCATACTGTTTCCATTTCCTGTACTAGCCAAACTGGTCAAACTTGAATTTAAAGG